AATAGCGAAACAACACGCCGATGGCCGCGAGGCCGATGACGAGAAGCGCCACAAAGAGCCACCGGTCGGATTGACCGGCGGCAAAGTTTGTGGCGTCGATGAGGTGTTGATCCATTAGCTGTTGGCCTGAGCGAGGAGGTTGCCGACGATGGCGGTGGTGGCGGTGTTGTTGATCCGGTCCACATTGACGGCGTCTGTCTTGGCTTTGATGGCGGTGACATCCGAGGCCAGCGTGCCGGAGGCTGCGCGACTCCCCACATTTGTGTCGAGGCGATTGAGTTCGGTGGTTAGCTCCGATCTCACCTGTGTGGCGATGGCGGCTGCGGTTGGGACGGTAGGGGCGTTGGTCAATGTGGTGACCGTGGCGAGCGTTCCGCTTGGCGCGAGGCGGCTGGAGACGGTGGCGTCAAGGTTGGCGAGCTTGGTGCTGTTGCTGTCCATTTCCTGCCGGATTTGCACGGCAGTCGGGCCGCTGGATGTGGTGAGTGATCGTGTTGCGTAGTCCCACACATCCGAAGCGCTGATGCCTGCGCCTGCTGTGAGCGTGCGGCTGGCGTGGCCCCAGACTGCTTCTGGTGTGAGGACTGCCGTGCCTGTGGTCGCATCGACGGGGACTCCGAGGGCGACTGAGCCTGCGGCTGGGACTGCACATGAGCCGGTCTGCGCTCCGCTGGCGTAGCTCACGCCGCTGCGCACATCGGTGGCGGCGGGCATGGATGCGTTGGTGGTGGCGTCGATGAGGGTTTTCGCCCCTGCGGTGTCGCAGAAATTGAATGCGGCCACATTCGTATTGGCTTTTTTCAACCGGATGCGGCCATTGACTGGATTTTGACCAAGTGTGCCAAATTCGATTTGCTCGACGATGGTAATCGACGATTGGCTCGCCACATTGCTGACGCCGAATGCTGCGGACAACCCAACAGACCCACCTCCGAATCCATTGCCGACTGCGCGGGTCACGGTGACTTGACCTGTCGATTCGTTGTTGATTGCGGGGGCCGTAACGCCACCGATGGCTGATCCCACAACGGTGGTGTTGCCGCTGCTGGTGCAGCGCACACCATAGGCCGTGGTTGTTCCCCCGCCAGTTACCGTGCCCGTCACCGTGCAGCTTCCAGCTGCACTTACGCGAATTCCTTCTCCTTGTGTTCCAGCCCCAGCCGCGCCACCTGTGACATTGCCTGAGACAATCAATGTGGCGTTAGTCAGAGCAATTCCTATGGCGGCATTAAATGACGAAGACCCTGCTGATACATTACCTGTTACATTGATTGTGCCTGTGCCGGTAGCGTTGTTTAGGCCATAGGAAAGACCTGCCGCCCCTCCAGTAATATTACCGACGATCCACACATTTGTGCTGGGGTTAGCGGTAACGCAGTTTGTGCTGTTAACTGTTCCGCCAAATATATTTGCCGTGAGCGTAATTCCGTCCGAGAGCGTGAATACTCCGCCTCCTGTTGCTCCCCCTGTGGTGTCGTTGCGAACCTGTCCCGTGCCGCCGAGGTCGGTGGACACATTGACGGTTACCGTAAATGAGTTTGCCATGAGGACATCGCCGCTGGCGAATGTGACAGCGGCGGCTGTGCCGCTGGGCGTGGTTGCCCACACATCCGCGGCGTTGATGTTTCCCGCCTTACGCGCAAAATAGGTTGGCATGGCTTAGAGTCCTTTCGCTTGGATGTAGGTCTGGAGGGCGGCTTGGATCGCGCCCACGGCTTGCTGTGTGGGTTCGTCGCTGCCTGCCAGTGATCCGAGCGCTATGCCGATGGCGGCTTCGTCTGCGGTGATGACCTCGCCCGCCTCAATGGCAGTGGGCACAAGTCGCATGGCAACATTTGCGTCACTCGAACCATCACCGAGGTATCGTCCTGTGATGGCGAGGTTGAGCGAATATTTTGGATAGGATTTGCCGTCGATTTCGATGGGGTTGGTAGCGTTCATGGTGTTTGGATTTTTGGGTTAAGAAAATTGGAGGTTGGTTTTGTTCGACCATGCGCCGGTGGCGCTGGATTCGGTGCTGGTGGTGCCTGCGGAGTTGAAGATGGTGCGGACGATCTCCCATGCGGTGGCGTCGAAGACGCTGCCGGAATTGGGGAAGGCCGAGTAGAGGAGGTAGCCGAGGTAGGTGGTGTCGCCGATGAGGTCGAACATCCACAGCCGGTCGGGGGCGTCCTTTGCGCCTGCGAGTTTGTAGGTTTCGCCAGTGGCAGGGTTCCGAGTGTAAATCTTGCGGTCGGCGTGGTTGATGACGACCTCGCCGAAGGCCAGATCGGTAGGAATGCTCCCAGCGACCGTGCTTTTTCTCAGAATGATTTTCGGATTTGCCATGTTTGCGAAGGGTTGCCGCCGGGGGATCGAACCCCGGCGGACTTGGGTGGGATCAGTAAGTTCCGCCGTCGATCTCTGTCTCCAAAGCGGTCAGTCTGTTGCCCAGCGAGGTATCAGCCGAAGCACGGGTCGATGCTTCTGAGGATACTGCATTGGAGCGATTTGTGATCTCTGAGGCGAGGCCCGCTTCGACGGTATTGATGTCGCTCTCGGCTGCGGAAACCCGCGAGGCCAAGGCTGTGGCTGCTGTCTCGATGTCCGAAATGTCCGAGGCGAGGGCCGCTTCTGCGGCGGTGGCCCGTGAAACTTCCGAGGCGAGGGCGGATGATGTCGAGGAGGTGAGCGAGGAGATCGCGGAAGTGCGATTCGTGATCTCAGTCGCGAGGTCGGCTGCGATGACTCCTTCGGCTGCGGTCGCCCGTGCTACCTCTGCGCTCAGTCCGGAGGAGGCGCTGGAGGCGAGGGAGGTGATGGCTCCGTTCAAGCTGCTGTCTGCCGTTTGGAAAGCGGCGACCACTTCCGATAGAGAATCAAGGGCTGGTCCCTCGACATTCGAGAGGACATTGTCAATCCTCACACCGAGAGCAACTTCCGCTGCGGTGGCGCGTGAAACCTCTCCGGAGAGGCTTGTGCTGAGAGCGCCTTCTGCGGCAGTGGCGCGGGTGACTTCCCCGGCGAGGTTTGTGGTCAATGTCGCATCGCTGGCGATGCGTGCGGCGGATTCCGTGGCGAGGTTGCTCGCGGCGGTGGAAACGGCGCTGGCCAGATTCGATGTCAAGGTGGCGTCCGCTGCGGAGCGGAGTGCGGCTTCTGCGGCAACGGCTGCGTCAGCGTAAGTCTTTTTAGCGAAGATGTGTTCGCCGCCGATGACGAGTGGTCCGTCTGCTGTTCCCACGAACAAGCTCTTGTTGAGCGTGTCGATGGCGAGTTCTCCGGTCGAGAGGCTTGTGGGCGCTCCACTACCGCGTTTGATTTTCAGGATGGGATTGGGCATTTGATTTATTTGGTTGTTGGTTTGGTATCAGTCAAAACTGACGGGTTGGTTTGGTGTTATGGGGAAAGTGTTAGAAGGCTCCGCAGTCGATGGTCTCGACCATGAGTCGGTAGGTGCTGGCGGCGGCGTCCCAGAGCCATTGCACATGGGTGTCCTGCGCGTGGTAGATGCGGGCCTCCTTGCCGGGCTGCGGGAAGTCGGCTGCGGTGGGGTAGATGACGAGCTGCTTGATGCTGTCCTCTGGCAGGACGATTGTGAACTGGGAGAGGTCCAGTTGCTGGGTGATGTTGGTCTCGGTGATCGTCGTCATGCGTAGGCGGCGGTCTCCCGGTTGGTCCACGCGATATTGGTCGCCTTGGCGGTGGTGGTGACGGCTCCGGCGGTGGTGAGCGCGGAGCGGGTGATCGACCATTTGGCCACGGCGGCGGGGGAGCCGGTGGCGGGGATGTCGGAGTTGAGAAGCAGTCCGTAGTAGGAAAAGGTTCCGGCGGTGTTGAGCGCGAAGGCGTGGATGGAATTGTCCGGATCGCGTTGGGTAGTAGGCGAGTAGAGGCCGAGGGCGATGACGACGATCTTTGCGCCATTGGGAATAGCCTGGGTGAAGGTGATCGTGCCACTCCCCTGGTTGACGAGGTAGTCGGTGGTAGGTTCCTGCGCGACCCCGTTGATGGCGACCATGACATGGTTCGGGTCGCTCGACTTGAGGCCGGAGACGGTGAAGGTTTTGAGCGTGCCGTTGCCGGTGAGGGTGGTCTTGGCGCTGGAGAGGAGTGCGGACTGCTGGAGGGTGAGGTTGAGGGTCTGGGCGGGGGCTGTGCCAGTGATCGTGGCCGCAGGATTCGCCCCGGTTGTGACCGATCCAATCGAAAGGGAATTGACTGCTCCTGTCGCTCCGGATGGCCCGACCAGTCCTTGGATGCCTTGGTCACCTCTGGGGATGGTGAAACTAAGAACCCGGTTCTCTGGGGTTCCGGTGGCGGCAACGCTGGCGTTGGTTCCTGCGGCTCCGGTGGTAGTCGTGCCGACTTGGATCGTTCCGGCTGGGCCTTGGGGGAGGCCGAAATTGAGAACCGCCGTGTCGTTTGTGCCGGTGTTGGTGACAGTAGGGGCGCTGCCTGTAGGGAGGTTGGTGACCGCTCCCACTTGAACGAGGAGGGAGGGATAGCTCACGCCGCCAGCCGGTCCACCTCCGCTGACCTGCGAGGCATCGACTCCATCGCCGCCATTGCGGGAGGAAACGAGTTTCGAGGACATCCAAGCGGGCTTGATGCGTCCCTTGCGCTCGGTGGAGTCCCGGCGCATGGCGGGGCTTTTGCCGAGGAATTCGGTTTCCTTGGCGAGGAGCGCGGCTTTGTTGGCATCGCCTGTGAGCGGCACGGCGAGCTTGGCGGCGAGACTGGCCGTGAGGAGGTCGATGAAAAGGGAGTCGAAGAGGGTGACCTCGGTGACCTTGCGGACATACTCCAGCGTGATCGCCGTGCCGAGCCAGATGTCCCAGTCAGTCGGCCATCCCGATGTCACGCCGGGTTGCTTGGTCGTGCCGGTTGCCATGCAGCGGTAGACCGCGCCGTTGTTGGAAACGGCATTGCCGACTTCGTAGGTGCGACCAGTGACCCATGCGGGCGAGCCGGAATCGGCATTGGTAAGGACAAAGTTGCCCGACACCTCCCACGACGAGTCTCCGGTCGAGTAGTCGTAGTCGTTCACCCGGAAGACGCGCAGGCAATCTACGGGAATCGTGTAGCGGTAAGCCCACTTGTATTCCGGGCGCGGGAGCGTCTCGATGACCGTGGTGGACTTCATCGCCCATGTCCACGATCCGGCGAGGAGGAGCGCATCGCGCACCTGCGGGTAGAGAGACTTGGCAAGGAGCATCGCCTGCGAGGAGGGTCCGAATTGCTCGGCAGTCCCCACGCGCAGGATCGCTTGGCGGCAGAGTTCGTCCTCGGTGAGCGTGGTGGATGGGCGGTCCTTGGCGGTCGCGAGGATGAGCGACTTGACGACCGGGCGCTGCATGTTGGCCGAGAAAACCTCGGCCATTTGAGAGAAAAGCTCTTTGGAGCCGGTGAGCGGCATCGCGAGGTTCGCGGCCAGCTTCGCGGAAAGGATTTCGACAAAGACCGCAGGAAACTTCGCGGCGGTGGTGACAGAGGCGATGTATTCGATCTGGGCGGGAGCCGAGAGATCGGTGTGGATGAATCCGTCCACGATCTCCCACTTGGAGAAATTCTCATCCTCGTCGATTCCGTTGAGGCGGATGAGACGCAGGAAGTCGGAGGGAACGGCGAACCGGCGGGCGTAGCCAAAGGCCGGAGCCGTGGCATCGGCGGTGAGCGATGCCAGTTTGCGGCAGAACTGCCAGTCGAACTCCGTCTGGAGTTCCTCGACCGTCTGCGAGTAGAACAGAGAACAATACTGCGCCTGCGCGGTCGCGTCCGTGAGCGCGGTGATGCGGGAATCACCGAGGCGGGCGAGGGCGAGATTGCAGATTTGGATGTCTGTCATTGAGGCGCGGTCAGATCACAGATTGGAAAAAGGGTGGCAGACATTGCCCGGTCTGCCAGCGGGGTGCGGGATTTTAGAGCTGTTCGTCGCAAGCGATCTCGACGACTTTCTTCTCTTCCATGCGCACGGCAGCAAGGCTGGCCACGGAGCGGATTTGAAGGGAGTGCGAGAGGTCGGGACGCACATCCATCATGGTTTTGAGACCACGCTCGGCGAGGATGAT